TAAGCCTTACCAGCTCACTTCTTTTTTCTTCCAATAGATGACTCATAGCTATTTGTTTGTAAAAAATGCCGTCCGTAAAAACTGGACGGCATTTTATTTAATAAATCTTAATTATGATTATGCTTTCTCAGTAGCGATGAAAGGTTTTTCGCTTGGATCGTCCGGAGTAAGCGGTGTTACCACAAATTTTACTAGAAGCAATGATTTGTCTGAAATATCAAATTCGACTGTTACCTCTGCATCTCCTTTTGGAATTCTGAAATCCATCCCTTTTTTGGTAATTACTTCCCACTCATCCGGATCAACAGTTTCTGAACCGTCGAATGCCCAAGATTTATCTGTTGAGTCATAAGTACCTCCCAAATGGTCAGCCAAGAATTTGGCATCTGGGTTCATAATAGAAAATTCCAGTTTTGGTGTTTTCTTTTCTTTGCTTGATAATGCTGGAATAGCTTTTCCTTCTTCATAATGTTCCGTTACATCAGCGGCATCTTGCGTAAGTTTACAAGTATCTTTGTAAACCATTCCGACCTTAGTGCCTTTATAATTGATCTGCGCGAGACCAAACGTGAATAATGTTGCCATTGTATTTTAAAATTTGTTAATAATTATTGATCTTGTGGAATTGTAAATTCTATTCTGATGTTTTGAAAAAATTCCTTTGAAGAAGAATCCTGATTTTGCATTGTCTGCTGATTCATTACTCTGAAAGAATAATCTGTGTAATCTGGCAGGATCAAAGCATTATCAATAACTTCTTTTATTTTCTCCGCAATCTTTTTAAGTTTTGGAGAATCCGGAATCCACTCTTCAAGATTATTAATCTTCTGTTTTATCGGCTGGGTATAAGCATTGATATTGAATACTCCGACTTGCGGATTATCCTGTGTCAGATTAATTGTGTTGATACAGATGTCTTCTTTTTTGGAATTGGTAGGTCTGAAATTTTCTTTATAAATAGCTCCATTGACCAAAGCTTTCAACTCCGTGGAACCATTCAGAATCTTCCAGATAATTGTTTCTGCATCCTGAGAAAACAACCTGTTATTTACACCCATAATCTGATATTCAATCTACTTTCTTCAAAACCTTTTACGGTTCCGGACAATCTTATTTTACCTTCCGACCTCATTTGCTTGACATATTCTTCATCATTTAATTTGCTGATGTTAATGCAGTCTTTACAGACGATAACACTTACCTTTTCAGCAACTACTTTTGATGATTTTGGTAGATAAATAATTCCAGCATAGGAAATGTTCTCCCCGTTTGCGAGCGTTGCCGTTTTGCCGGAACCGTTCACTTCATCACGGCATTCAGAATGATATTTCCAGACTTCCGAATCAGCAGGACTAAAATCTCCCTCAAAATTTTGCTCTGCCGATTCTGTCTGTTTTATGTAAAGTTTGTAAGGAAACCGATTCATAATGATTACATCAAATAGCTTACATCCTGTACTTCATCATTTGACTGATTCAGCACATCCACTTCTCCTAATTCGTTTGCAAGAGTAGAGTACCACATTTTTAAAGCTTCGATGTTCCAACTTACAGACATTCCGCCTTCGGAAATATTCGCCAATGGCAAAATGGAAGTAAATTCTTTGAACAAAGCTCTCTTAGCAGTTTGAACTTCCGCATCACTCTCAGGATTCAAGCCTTGATTGACAAGGATGATTTCAACATCATCAGCACTTACGCTGAATTTTGCTAATGATTTGGTTATATACTCTTTATTAGTCATTATTTTGTAAATCCAGAAGTTGATTCAGTATCTAGCAACAATGATCTATTTGCTCCATTCCACGCAGGGAAAGCATTCGCAATACCTTGAGTTACCTCGGTGATTGGCTCTTCGGTTGAGAACTTCTTGATAAGAATAGGACCATTCATTGTCTTAATTGCAGATGTACCCTGCAAATTCATATCAATTGGTTTTTTCCAGAAAGTATTCCCAAGAACTGCTGACTCTACAAGAGAAACAACATCATCAGCAAAAGGATTTGCGATTGTTCTCTCTCCGTTTACTTCCGTAGCAATTTCTTGGTCAATCACTTTAATTTGCAACCCATTCAACCAAGGTTGCTTCAATAACATTGCATTGATAGTTGCCAAATCTGGAGTCTGGGAAATATTCAAAGCGTTGTTTGCAAATGAAGCAGACATTTTAATGACCTGCTCATTTCTTGCGAACGTTCCAAAAGTGGACATATTCATAAATCCCACTTTAGCATTCACGTTGTCTTTTCCTTTTTTAGCCGCCTGAATTTTTGTCTCCAATTCTGAAATTGGCTCCGCTCCTGCTTCTGACCATTTGGTAGCAACGCCAGTTTTGCGATTTGCAGGAATACCATAATCAACAGCAAACTCGGTCACAACGCCTTGGTTGTCCTTGTCTGTTAATTTTACTTTTCCTCTTGATAACTGTTGTAGTGCGATCCATTCAATTCTGGAAGCAACTCCATCCCAGCAAGCTTGCATATCCTCTCCCCAGAATCTTACGATTGCTGCAAGATTTGCATTCCCACCAGCGAGAGCAAGAGCAGTCTCGTACTCAGTCAAATCGTTTTCATCCATTTCTCTCGCAAATGCGATTTTAGGAATCAAACCACCAACTTTTCCGATGCTTTCTCTTTTCTTTCTTGAGATTGATGCACCTCTTGAAACGATATCACCGGCAACTTTAAGTCCTGAAATAGCTTCCAATGACTTCCAATTTAGAGTAAGGTTTTCTTTAAGCGGAAAAAGAGTCGGGAAATAATATGGTTTCAAATCATACGATCTGATAACCGCATCCATATCCTTTTCATTGACTCCCGCCATTAATGTTTTATTTATAGACATTGGTCTTAATTTTTAAAATGGTTATTAGTTTCTACCTTTTTACACGTACTGAATTCCATCCGGCTTATTATCAGGCTGTGGCATAATGTTTTTATTCACAACACCGATCACAACTGCAGGTACAAATAGATTTTTACCAGCTTCTATAGTTGCAGGACTTCCAGTAATAGCGACAGCTTTTGGCAGGTTTCCCTGAGTCAAGTTCGCTCCAATAGCCTTAGCTCCCAATGTTGCACTTACAGTGATTACATCTTTAGTTGCATCAGTTGTATTGATTGCAGAAATATCCACATTAGTAGATGCATCTTTATAGATCTTCTGACCTACCTTGAATTGATGACCTTTCGCAACTGAATAATTGACCGCATTCGCAGCGGCAGTTTCAACAACTTTCACAGTTGCTACCAGAGAATACAATCCTTCGGAATCTGGATAGATTGGAGTAGCATCAGGTAATTCGCCAGGTGTTAAGCCTGTAGTTTTGATAGTCACACCATTTGGAATATCTGCAATGTTGTGCAGAATCGCAGGTGCTTTTACACTATCAGGATCTTTTCTTTCGAAATACATTTGATTAAATTTTCTTGGTTAATAATTGATTTAGACAGCCTTTCCACCTAATCCGGAATCTCCTTCTGTTCCTGCTTTTTCAGCGATATACGCAGCAGCGCCAGAAGAAACTTCATTAGCACTTTCCGTGGAAGCTTTTACGGGTCTTCCGAATGCAGATAACGATTGGTTGCTGGCTTCTTGGGTATAATCAGTTAAATCCTTTTCTGTGTCTGTCAAAAATTCCGTGAACGCTTCATCCGTGTCGAATTTCATTCTGCCGTAATCACGTAAAACACGATTTTTAAATTCTTCAGGAGCATTAGCCAGTTTCCCGTTCAAAGCTTCTTTTCTCGTGTTTTCAAGATTTCCCGTTTCAAATACATTTAATTTCTCTTGAAAAGGCTTTACAGCATCAGCAACAGCAGATTTAATAAGTGAAGCAATATCTGCTGGATCTTTTACTTCATCTTTTGGAGTAGGTGTATCAGCAGGATTAGGTTCATCAGTAATGTTGTACTTTTTTTTGAAATTGGTTTCAGCGGTTTTAACCCCGTTTCCTACTTCTTTGTCAACATCTTTTCGCCAGTCATTTACGAACTCAGTTACTTGTTCAGATGTGTATTTATCCACAAGTGCCTGCGCTTCTTCTGTAGTTGTAGCATTTAATCTTATTGCTTTAGCTAATTGCTCCAAACCATCTTTTCGCACGCCTGAGAATTTCGCCATCAGTAGTGCTAGAATTTGTTCTAATGTCATAAATGATAAGTATTTAAAAGAATATTTTAATAGTCTCAAAAGTACTCAGGTAGAAAATGAATAGCTAAAAATAAATTTGAAAGTTATATTACAAAAAGTACACTTTGTGTACTTTTTTTTATATATTTGCAATGAACATTACAAATAAACATTAACAATAAACAATAGATATTATGAAAATTGCTTTAAATCAAAATGTAAAACTTGTTTTCGAAAATGAACAAGGCAATAGTACCGATTTATTCATTTCCACAAGATTATTAGTAGAAAAGAATATTGATGATTTATACGAAATGTTAGAAGATGATTGTTGCGATTCTGCATCGTGTAATAATGAAAGTCAAAACTTTTGCGATTGTCCACCTCAATATGAGGATTACTCATTAAAATTTTTAGAAATACCATCAGCGGATTAACCCCCGCTTTTGGCGGTAAAAGAATACAAGATTATGGAAACAATATCAACTAAAGTAATGAAAGCACAAAAGTATCACAGATGCGATTATTGCAATCAAAAAATTGATTTATGCGAAAAGTACAGAAATCAATTTAATAGAGTATCTGAAGGAGTTTATACTTGGAAATCGCATTTACATTGTGATGAAATCTGCTTAAAATTAAAGATGCACGATGAAGCGGACGAGGGTGTAAGTTCTGATGACTTCTTTGAATATATTCAAAACGAATTTTCACGTATAATGTCAGAAAATTACAATGAGATTTATGAGTCTGAAACTTTCAAAATCCCTCCGTTCCCAGAACAATTGAATTTCGTTCTTTGCCATTATCAGATAAAACATTAAACCAAGTACAATGGAATGGAAACAATTTAAAGAGAAGTATAAATCGCTTATAGAAGACTTTAATTCTTTAGGCTTTGATGAAAGAAAAAAGATTTCGTTACACTCTCAATGTGATGTGATTGCAGAACTTATTAGAACAAGAAATATTCTAAAAGAAAGTATGAAAACGTTGGACACCCGAATAATCACATTATCTAAAATTTTGGATAAAGAACTTGGTAAACCAAATAATTAACACCTAAAAAGAAAATACTATGAACAACGCAGACATTAAATATACTACAGATGGTAAAAAAGTAGTAGTAATTGGAAACCTTAACAGCCAAGAAAAAATAGTACAGGAAATTTTCATTGCTAACAACGCTGAAATTCCATCAGGAGAAAATTTTGTCGTGAAAACTTTACATGATGCTCCTATTGTTTCGTGGAAAGAAAATCAATTGAAAATTCTTGAAGCAACATATGAAAAAGACAAAAAAGAGTGGGATTCAAAAATAGATAGACTAAACCAAGATAAACGATTGGCTTATGATGCATTATCTGCAAGGGTAAAATGGTTAAGAAATATCGCAAAAGAACCGAGAGAAGCAGAATTTAAAAAAGTTATTAATCATTTAGCCGATTTCTTTTCTGACTCTGAAAAATGGGTTTTGGTTAAAAATTATTCTAAATGGAATCTTATAAAATTCAATGAAGATGAATGTAACAATCTTCTTGACAGATACGAAAATGATTATGGTAGAAAAAGATTTGATTCAATGCGACTACTTTCTCTTTTTGGACGAACCGATGGAAGCCTTGTTTTTAGAATAAATGAATATAATGATGGAAGTGGAAGCGATAAAGATGTAGTTTTTTTCAAATCAGAAAAAGAAGCATTAGAGTTTCTTCAAACTGATTTTGACCAAATTAAGGAATACAGTTACTATCATCTAGAAACTGCTAAAAAATTCAATTTAAAAACCGACCCAGAAAAAATAAAAACATACACAGAGAACGCTATAAAAAACATCGATAAAAATATTAAAGAAAGCGAAAAAAGCTTAGCATCTGCGAATGAGAAAAAGCAAGAACTTTTAAAACAAAATAAAGCTATGAGCAAAACAAAGTTTATAAAAGTATCCGTGATTGAGAGATTACCAGATAAAGATGGATTTTATTGGGTTTTTAATGGAGGAAAACAAGTTACCTATTTTTCAACCATATTAAAATTCAATTTGTGTATGTTGGGGGATAAACCTTCAAAGATTACACATTGGTTAGAAGAAGTGAATGATAATGAAGCAATCTTAATAGAAGATTTAGAGAATATTAAGGAAAGAGTGAGATTTCAATCTGATTTTGAAAAAATTAATTCCCTACTCCAATCCCTAAAACAAAGAGAAATGAAACAATATTTATATGTAATAATAGGACCTGACAACAAGTATTGGGCAGGTGATAGTGGAATTAAAGGAGCTGAATGGTGGGCTACTTATTTTACAGAAGCTAAAGTATTTACTAATAAAACTTTAGCACAAAAAGAATTAGACATGAAGAGAATTAAAGCTAATATTTATCGCATTTATATTAATCCAGAAATAGTAAAATAATGCAAGCAAACCAACTAAAAGCAACGGAACTGCGCTGTGGTAATATAGTAGAATATAACGGAATGTACCTGCCAATTTGGGGAATTGTAAGCGCAGTTATTAAAATGACAGATGGATATATTATCGAATTATTTGACGGAGCATCTACAATTGATTGCAAAATTGAAGATTTAAAGCCAATTTCCCTAACCGAAGATATTCTGGTGAAGCTGGGGTTTGAGAAGACTGAAAACCCACGAGAAATGAAATACGAAGATTACAGTGTTTTATTTCTGCGAGAGATTCGATTTGTGATTTGTAACTATATGGAAAATCCGCCAACCGTTAAGGTTCAATTCCTCCACCAACTCCAAAACCTCTATCACTCTCTAACCGGAGAGGAGATAACTTTTAAAAATTGAGAATTATGGATTTATCGAAATTAACTTGGCTTGAACTTATAGAACTAAGAAGCAAAATAAATGAGGAAATAAAAACTGTAGAAAACAGAGCTAAGATACAAGCTTTTAGTGTAATAGCTTATGATGTAAAAAATGTATTTTTAAACTATGAAAAAGCAAAAGCCTATTTATTAGAATGTTTATCAGATGATGAATTATTTAATGATTTTGACACATTGAGTTTTAATTCAATATTCATTGATGAAGCATATTCTAAATATTGCAAAGACTACGGAAACCCGTAAACAAAACCAAAAACACTTAACTATTTTTACAACCTCTATGCTTTCAACCCAACAAATAAAATACCTCGAAAATCTATTTACTTTCTATAATCAGGAATTGTTTTCGAACAAGCTTCCCGATATTATTTTCGTGATGTCACGAGATAAAAAAATGAGTGGCGAATTCTCGTCTGACCAATGGAAAGACCAAGCAGGAAAAACAATTCACGAAATCACTATCAATCCGGATTATTTCGATGCTTACAATATTGATTTTCATCAAACACTGGTTCACGAGATGTGCCATCTCTATCAATACGAATTTGGAACACCTGGAAAGAGTGGTTATCATAATCTTGAGTTCTCAAAGATTATGGAAAACGTAGGTCTGCAAACTTCCGATTCTGGAACACCTGACGGATTGAGAACTGGTCGCAGAATGTCGGATTTCTTTTTGGAAGATGGATTGTTTATCAATGCTTTTAAAAAGATTCAGGAAACATCTTTTGAAATTCCGAAATACAGAGCAGAGCGAACGGTAAAAAAACGATTTGGTGGCGTGCGTTCAAAATATACTTGTAATTGCGGAACCAATATTTGGGGGAAATCAGGACTCAAAATTAGTTGTAGAAATTGTGAAGGAATTTTTATTGAAAAATAATTAATCTAATTTTCAGTTCTTTACAAAATAATTAGTTCCAATATTTGGAACTAATTATTTTTTTTACATATCTTTGAAGCAAGCAATTCATTAACAATTAAAATCTTATCAAAATGAAAACAATTTTTAAAATTTACCAAGGTAATGGTACTGGAAACGAATTTGTAATGCCTTCATTCATTAAAGAAAATTATAATTCTTTAGAAGATGCGAGAGTAGATTTGTCTAAACTTCTTGATGAAGTGAAGAAAGAACATTCGACTGTTTCTGATCTTAGAGTTAGAGAAAATTGGCTTGACGATTTTGAGCCAAAGCAAACTGAAATATTCTGGATTGAAATTTTAGAGTTCGAAGTTGATGAAGACGGAAATGAGGAAGAAATAAATTTTGGAATTGATAAAACAGAAGATTATTACATTTAAATGAAAATAGCCTCTCAAATGAGAGGCTTTAGCAATTCACAAAAAGAAAAATCTTTATTGCGAGTAACAAAAATAGTAATTATTATGGATTATCACAAAAAAACTATTGATGTTATCGAAGCTTCTAAATATAACAACAGGCAAATTGCCGAGATTTTAAACATATCTACTAAAGGAGCAGAAAATAAAAGAAAGAAATCTGGAAGCAATCAATTTCTGAAAAATGATTTTGATAAACTTAAAGACCATATTAATAGTTTAAAAAAAATAGCTGATAAATAATTCAGCTATTTTTTTATTCCTTTAAGTCTAATATCTCTATGTTTTAGCAATTCTCTTTCTAATATGTCTTGTTGTTTTTCCGTAAATCCGTTATTTTTAGCAACTGTTTTCAAAACATCCTTAATGAATTTATTGTTTGTTTTTTGATACAATTGGTTAAAAACATAACCTAAGTTATCTGTAATATCAGTTCTGAAAGACTTTGAAGCGTAATTTCCCATACCATTAGTGCTACCATCTCTGTAAACTTTGTCATTAGTGTTATCTCTGAAAAACTGACTTAACTTCAATAAAGTATTAAGTTCTGCGGTTTGTTCCTCAGTAAATCCTTCTTCTTTTTTGTATTTCGAATTAAATAAATCCTCAATAGATGTTGAATTTCCATCCTCATTAATTATCTTCTCCCATTCCTCTTTCAAATCATCAGACACTTTATCTCCAGCATTTATCAATCCTTGTTCAACAGCAGAATTATATCCACCCAGCCAGCTTTGATTTGGGCGTTCTTTTTTAATCTCGGAATAAAGTTTTGTTCTCATTGGTTATTGGTTTCTACAAAGTTATTAATTTATCAATATTATCACTATACCAGTACGGCAAACTCGAAGCATTAGCAATACGCTCACGGCTTTCAGATAGATATTCTTTAAAAGCGGTCGGTAATTCCGTAATCTCTTTCGCTTTGAACTCATTTCGCTTTCCTTGCAAAGTTAGTATTGCTAATTGCTGTCGTTCCTGCATTGTAATAAGCGTTGCAATCATTCGGCAACGGCATTGCGGATGCCACCCAGACCATTTGAACCATTTCGGGTAAAATCCTGCCAATCGTTTGCAGACGTCACATTGGTTTTCCGTATTGTTGCTCAATGCGATTTCAAATCCGGTTATTAGAGGATTATTTTGATAGCCGTTCCATTCTGCCAATCGGTAAGCAGTGTTTATTTCAGTTCTGGTCAATCGCATAGCATTTTTATACGAAGATCGGTATTTCCCTTGACCTGGATGATAATCTTTTGCTGCCTTACTCCACTCAAGCTTTCCCGTTTTCTTATTTCGAACCCTTCGGAAAAGTTTCTTTTCGTCCTGCAGATATTCTGGTAACTCACGAGCGATTGTATCGGCAGATTTACCTTCTTTTATTCCGTTCTGCACGATCACATCAATTTCCTTTGTAACACCTTCAAATGACTTCCAAACTCTTTCAGAAACCGTTAAGCCATTTCTTTTTTGATTAATGAAGTTTCGACTTTGTTCCGCGATACTTCTAACGCCTTTGGTTGCAATTTCCTTTATCATTTCAAATTCCTTAGCTTTTGCCGTAGAATTTCCAAATCTGTTTTTTAAGCGATGCCAAAGGTCAGAATTAGTGATTTCAAACTCATTTTTAATTCCATTAATCAGCGAAATATTGAATTGGGAATACTGCTTATTTAAGATTCTATTGATCTTTTTAATTATCGCACGATTACCAGCGATAGAAAACTTCTCATCTCCATCTCGAAAAGCTCGCATAATCTCAGGCAATCGCAATGAGAGATAGAAAGATTGGGAAAAGATTTTTTTCAATTCCTTTTCCAATTGTTCCAATCGTTTAGCTCTTGCCAATTCTTCCGGAGACAGTCTGCGCATTATTTCGCTTGTTTAAAATTAATACCAGTCGCTAAGTGAATATTCTCAGCATTTTTTTTGAAAACAGAATCAAATTCCATCCAGCTTCCGGTAAGAACATAAAAACCTTTCGACTCTACATAAAGAGCGTAATCCATTCCGGCAACCAAAACGCAGACATAGCCAGATGAAAAGCTTTTTCCGACTTCATCGGCAATCTTTTTCCCGACTTCCACTCCAACGGTTCCATTGCCATCTTCTCCGGAACCATCTGTTTTGAAATTCGACTTCACAAAAGCCCCATCCTTGTAGATCATATAGCCAATTGATGAACGAAGATTTTTCGTTCTGTCGACATAGGTATTTTTCTTCTTTGCTATTTCGATGATTTCGGCAAGAGTTTCATCCAGCATATCCACCAGAATCAATTCAACGTAATTGATGAATTCTTCCGGATCGATCATATTATTTTCAACTTTAATTCCCATAAGTCAATTATTCTGCGGGTGGAAAATTATCGATCATATTCGAAGCTCGTTCTTCTTCTTGGATCTGCTGATATTCTTTTTCAGCATCTTGTGACCAACCAAATTTTTCAATTGCTGTTTTCTTAGACATAAATCCGGAACCTACTGCAATCGATAATATATCAGCAGTTTCTTTATCGTCCCCAAGAATGTAAGGCGTAATGCTTGGCTTGATGATAACGTTGTTGATAGTTTTCGCCATTGGTTTGTTAAGTTCAGCTAAATAAGCGTTAATGATATTAATTCTTCTTTGGATATATGGGCCAAACAAAAGAAGTTTATTCATTACTTTCAAGTGTGCATCCATAAACAGCATTTTTTGCGCACCAACGCCAAGATTACCGATGTTCTTAATGTTATTGAAAGAAATATCTGGTGTCTGAGTTAATGAATAAATATCCTCACGGTTCATATTATGCTCCAATTGCACCGATTCGGAAGCCGATTTCCATTCAAGATATTTAGCTTCTGCATTTTCTCCTAATTGAATTAATTTACCAGCTTCTCCTTTTTGTGCAAAACCTGTTATTTTTCCTTTTACCGCCATTGTAGGCGCAGCGTGATATTTGTTGATGTCAGAAAAGTTTGATCTTAGATCCTCGTCTCCCTCAATGATATTCTGGACAATATCCCATTCTTTAAAACCTTGACGGCCGTAGATAATTGGAATCTTTTTTATTGGGTTAGGTTTTGGATAACCTTCGGAAGGCTTCCATCCATCAACATTCTCAACACGGTAGGTAAATTCAGCAGTGTAAGTCTCGAAATATTCAACAGATTTTCCATCCATCTTGCGGGCATAAGCACGAGAGAAAGCTATCATATCTCCGTACTCGTCATAAGTTGGGTAAAATTTCTCATTATCTGAAGGTTTGAGTACTGTCAACTTCAATTTGAATTTGGTATCAAATCCATAAGTAGAATGAGCTTCCGGAAGCTCTTGCGGATACCATAGTTCTGCAACTTCTGTAAATCCAAAACATTCCTTTGCGATATCTCGGTCAAAGAATTCCAGTTTATTATCGTGAATTACTCGTTTTAAAGCTTTCAAAACTTCCAGTTCACTTGTATCTTCACTTTCGGTTTCGTATTCGACTGGAAAGCCAAAAAGAAAACCTGCAGCACGATTGACAATGATTTCCTGATAAGCCAATCCGATACGGGTAACTTTCACTTTTTTCATTGCGATTTCTTTTGTTCCGCTGGAAGTAGAAACTTTCTTAACTCCACCGTCAGCTTCTTCGCCTTCGTCTGCTTTTACAGATTTATCCTTACGATAAGTTTCATCGAAAACTTTATGCTTTGTCGGATCGAGTTCTTTTTTAATATCCTCGACATTCGGCAATTCTTCGGATCTGCTTTTTTTAAGGGAATCAATAGCGCCGTCGATTTCCGTTCCCGAAAACTTCGCTGTAATTTCTTTTAATTGTTCTGCAGTCATTGTTTATAATTGGTATTAGTTTTAAAAATAATCGCTGGCATCTTCGCCTTCTTGTCCTCTTTTTTCCACCATTCCGGTAAGCACATCAGGACCATCATCGTTTTTGTTTTTTCCGGTCTTCATATACGTTGTAACGTGCTGATAAAATTGTGGCCACATCTTTTCCCACCCTTCAGGGAAAAAAGTAAGATTCATTACCTCATTGGATTTGGTAAATATTCTCACATCTTTATTCTCGCCTTGATGGAACGCGTCAAATTCCGTGATGTTATTGCCAAGTATTCGCGTTTGACCTTCCACGTTTCGGGCAAAGGTTCGCCCTCCATTGTTTGATTCAACGTGAGCAATTTGAGTTTTATGTTTTGCCAACATTTCTGCCATCTTTGGCTCCGTGTATTCCATTGATTTCTTTGTGAAAATAATATCTTCAACAAAGTTTCCTATATCAGTTTCGGTATAACAAATTGATAATAAATAATCCCCGCCAGTATCAGCAGAATCAGTGTAATTCTTTTTGATATTATTCAGCGTGTACGGAATTGTTGGGTATGGATAAGTCCTGAAAGGTCGGTCATACATCAAACCTTCTTTCGGCTTCGGATTCATCTGATATTGAGTTTCGAAAACAAACGGGTTTTTGATTCTCATTTCCTTCAATTCTTCTACATTGTGCTTATGTTGCCACAACGCCTTTTCGTCTCCGTTTTCATCAACCTGTAAACAAGGCAATTCGACAATGGTCCAGTCACCGCCCTCTTGAATAATACCGTCAAGGTCTTTCACGTAACCACAAAGGTCATTCTGATGAAGCCTTTGCATAATGATGATTATTGGCGTATCTCTTGAGTTTACACGGTTTCGGATTGTAGTATCGAATTTCTGATTGACCGCATCTCTCTTTTGGTCAGAAAGCGCATCATCTGGCTTTATCGGGTCATCGATAATAATCGCACCTGCAAAGTCAGAATCGAAGTAAGGAATGAAACTTTCAAACTCGGATTTATCCTCTTCTGATTCATCTGCTTCCTGAACAGCACCTGCTCCAAAACCTGTAACCTGCCCGCCAGAAGAAACAGCATAAAGTCCACCGCCTTGGATGGTGTGCCATTTCTTTTTTGATTCAGAAGCCAATTCAGCTTCGAAAAGTTCTTGGAAAGCTTCTGATTTTACAGTGTCTTGAACCTCTCGGCTGTTGTCCATTGCCAGGTCGGCAGAGTACGAAAGATGGATAAATTTAGATGCTGGATTAAGCGCAAGACCGTAAGCAATAAAGCCTTTAACGGCAATCTCAGTCTTTCCGTAACGTGGCGCAAGATTAATAATTAATCGTTTTGTCTCTCCTCGAATAACTTTATCCAGCGCATTGCCAATAATCTCGTGATGGTCATTGACAATAAACTTTTTACCAAAATTCTTTTTGAAGAAATAACGAGTGAAGTTTAACGTGGATTCTAAAACCCACGTTTTTGTAACATCAATATCTCGTATTTCTAAGGTTTCGGACATTTATTATTCGGGAATAACCTCGCTTTTATCGGTTGTTAAATAAATCGGTTGCAAAGGCTGGTTAAATGTTTTTACTAATAAGTAAATTGATTTAGATTCTCTAATCTTTGCAATCTCTTGATCTGTCAAATCCCAGCAAGTAATGACATCTCCATTTTCTTGCTTTAAGGCTGGAAGCGGTAAGTATTCCGGTTGATTTTCTGCAAATATTACATTTTGCTCTTCGAATGATTTTGGTGTCATAATATTTTGATGTTATTTTTTGCTTAAAAGAATTTTGGAAAACTCTAAAATGAAATCATTATCGGAAGTACCAGACATTGATTTCAACTCTGTAACCGGAAGATTTTCTTCGAATTTTATTTCATTTGACATCACTAAACCATTAAATAATGTTTCAGGCATTACCATTTGAGTTGTTGGAATACTTTTATCAATCGTTCTTAAATCAGATTGATTTACTTCACCATTCACTCGAACAATAAAAAAACCGCTATGAGGGTAATTTTTAGTTTGACAAGCTTCTTTTGGATCGGTAAACTCAATAATTTTGATGGTTACATTTATTGCTTTCATCGTCTTTTATTTTTAGGTTTAATAAATTTAGGTTTAAGGTTTTTCTTTCCGTTGGGGAGGATGCCGTATTTTTTCATAAATATTCACTTTCAATATACTTTATCATATCCTCTGAACATTTTTCCGAATCTGGAATCTCAGGACAATCACACACAAGTATATATCTTAATCCTCGGATTGTATTGTAACTTTCATAAAGCTTTCCATCTTCGACCCAGAAATGAGAATGATTGGTGTGTTTAGCTATTTCCTTTTGCTGATAATCTTCAAAATAGAATCTAACTTTCTTCTCCGTCTCCTGAATTAATCCGTAACGTTTTGCAATTTTATATTGAACAGTGTATTCATTGAGAGAATTCACGAAATTTTGAATCAGGTCACGGAATTGTTCAATAGTATGCTGATGTTTATTTATGTTGCAAGAAGCGCAAGAAGGATTCATATTGTCGATATGATTTCGCTCGGGATTTACATAAGTTCCATCAAATTCCCAGCGATGCGTTTTAACGTTGAAATGTGAATTTCTTATCACAGCTTCAATATGGTCAGCGTGCCAGCCTTTTTGCAGTTGACAACCACAGTAAGCACATTTACCACCGTATTTTTGGAAAAGAACTTCTCTTTGTGATTTTGTAAGTTTCATAGTTTTTTAAATTAAAAATCTTCATTTAGTTTTTTCAAATGCTCCCTCATTTCTTCGGGTGTCAGCACACGAGCTTTAACCGTATGATTTATTTCCTGCGTAGCTTGACCAAACATATAATTTCGAAGGTCGGCAACGGCTTTGCTTCTGGTTATTTTATCCTTCAGTTCAGTAAGGATAAGCTTGAGAGCAAACGGTGTCTTTTTATCCTCGGCAATGCGCTTCAGTTCATCTTCTGTAGCATTGAAAATAAGCGTGTAGAACTCAATCAGCTCATTTTTAGAAAGCGGTTTGATTCCTTTCTTTTTGAGAGCTTCGTTCACGGTAGCAAAAGACTTTCTATTTGCCCCGGAACGGTTGATGTTCTGCGGGTTTTTCTGAAAGCCTGCTGTATTTCTCTTATTTCCAAAGTCGCCTTGCGCCATAGTTGCTTTGTAGTAGCTTTATTTTCTCTTAAAAACTTCTTTTGAACTTGTCAGTACATAGCGTTTACAATCCTTGCAGAAGTAAACCCTTCTTGGGATATGAGAGCGAGAAGAAGTATTTTTAATTGACTTAATCGCTCCCGATGCATCCCGATGACTTGCAAATCCAATCTTGTTACACATTTTGATTTTCTATACTATCCAAGATTAAAAACTCCTTGGTGTTGTAATTGTTCGGATGGTACATCAAAAGCCTATCTCCGTTTCCATCTTTCGCCCAATCCAATTTCTTTTCGCCTTGAATTTTAAACCAACTGAACACTGGATAATTCTTTGCGAGGTTTAATCCTGCTTTACTATCCCAATAAACGTGAAGCAAGTTTTTGAATCTCGTTTTGGACATAAAGGTTTTATCATCCAGATTAGCTTTGTTATAGATAAATTTTGAAATATCCGTTTCCCAATCTGGAAGAATAGGCGCAAAGAAATCATAGAATTCATCAAAGGAAATCGTGTCGCCTTCCTGCTTATTCTCTTCGCACCATTTGAAGAAATCGTTTTGAGTCGGCATTGTCTTTGGGTATAGAGAATAGAAATCCTCAAACCAAGATTCGTAATGTCCGGAAGGTGCGCCAATGATTTCGCATCCTACTTCTTCGGCATATTTCTTCATCTCGATGTAAAGCCTTACGGTCTGCTCAGGAATATCTTTTGTTGCTGCAGCTTTTAAAAACTCTGGTCCAAAAATCTCTTTTTGGTTCTCGGTCAGATTGCTTTGTTGTTTGTAAGTCAGATGAAAACGATTGATCCAGAAGTGTTTTACACCAATTGCTGAATATTTGTCGATGATGGATTTGTGGTCATCTGAAAATTTTGCATCGAAAGGATTGATACCAATCATTACCTTGTGTTTTTTCACAAGCTCTTTAACCATATTGAAACGTTCGTCAAGACTAGGAGCGTTCGGCTCGTAAATCTTTCTCACTTCATCATCAGAATACGGAACGGAAACATACCAGATAGAAGGCTTAATCTTTTCGCTGGCTTCTTCCCAGCCGTAACCGCCACGAGTATTTAATTGTACTGGAATATCCAAATCTATTAACAAATCCAAAATCTGATTTGTCAAAACGTGGTTATTTTTTGAAAACGGATCAACGTTATTCGAAATCAAAACCGGATATTTCTCTTTGAGGAAAAGACTTGTGATGTCATTGCGATTCTTATGATGCTTGAGAAGAGACAATATTTTTTTGAGATCCGCTTTTCTTTTCGGGTCATTAAGAATTGAAAAACAATAGATGCAACCGTGACTGCAAAGATTTAAAGTCAATTGCAACGGCATCGGATTGATCAGGAAAGCGTTTGTGAGCGGAGAGATCATTTGTTATTTTTTCAAATTTTTTCTTATAAATCTTTTCCTTGCAGTAGATTCATCAGTATTGTATACTTTTCTAACCAATGGTGTAGTTCTTTGCCATATTTTCTGAAACTTTTCTTCTTCTTTTTCTGTCATTTGATAATTAGAAGTTTCCTCTTGCTCCATAGCTACTGCAGTATTCATTAATCCCAACGCTGCCGCATTACAAATTTCCTTCGATTTCTCAGTAATTAATACTTGTCTCATACCAGTTAGTTTTCGTTTTCCGCTTCGTACATAAACTCTACGAGTCGGAAGATTGCTTTTTTATCGTTTTTGATGTTCAGATGGTCTTTCGCTTGTGACCAAACTTCTTTTTCTTCAAGAGTCAACGTCACGGCAATCATATCATCTTCTGCAGGTTTCTCGATGGTTTCAGTTTCTTCTTCTGGCTCGTCAAATACTGGAAACTCTACGCCCCAGTGTTCCAATTCTTCTGTGTCCCAATCATTCGCCATTGCATCCCAATCGTTTTCGCCATAGCCGATGTTGTCCTTTTGAACGTAGGCACGAAGTTTAGAAACTGGCGTATCTTCTGGCAGGATTTTGCAAGGCGCTTCTTTGAATCCAAGTTCACGCATCGCACGCAATCGCATATTTCCGCCAATTACCAGAAAACAATCGTTGAACGGAACCACAAGCAACTCTCGTAATTCCAGCATTTCCGGATCATCTTTTATCGATTGAACTAATTTCTCAAATCGATAGTCACGGATAAATCTTGGATTCTTTGGAAGTCCATCAATTTGACCGTCGTTGTAACGAAGTTTTGAAATTTTAATATTTTCGATTGTTGCCATAAAATCTTAAAAACCAGCTTCAAATTTGACTTCGAAGCTGGAAAAAAAACTAAACTATAGATTGAAAATCTCTCACAGACAAATGTACATAATTTTTTGATTAAAGTTCACATAGTGTACTTTTTTATTTACATTTTTTGATCCCGAACTTTGTGGAAGCCAAATAGTTGTTTACAATCTCAATGAATTCAGGAATATTTCTGAATATGACGTACTTGGCTCCAAGTTTCTCGACATCGGTTTGCCATTGTTTTTGATAAGCTGTTTGTTTTCCCGACTCCGTTTTGCACTCCAAAGCTAGAAATGTAAATTCAGAATTTGGAATATTAAGAATCAAATCGGCAACGCCAGAAACTACTCCTTCAGCTTTCAAAATCTTTGCTTCCGTATAAGTTCTTTTCCCGCCATTCGGAACTGAATACATCACAGCGTAAAGTGCAGGATATTAATAACGGAACCAGTTGACCGCTGCAATCTGGATTTTTGACTCGTTGTGTCTCATTGGAAATAATTTTTATGTTGATGGCACATTTTGCGAAAGTGGTCATCGGTTTTGTAGGCGTTTTGGTACTCGTTCAGATAGTACCGGATGTACATTCGTTTTTTGTTCAGAAGTCTTCCGATTGTGGATTGGTTGGTTACTTGAAATAGATTTTCTGCAATAATCAATCGGCAAAAGAAAACCTCTTTATTCCGGTTTTGGTTGCATATTTCTTCTTTTGTAACCCCAAAACAGTCTGCGATGATTATGAGGTTCACTTTCAGCAATTCTTCGGCTACTCGAATATGCTCTTTGCTTTTCTTCACGGTTCTTGGCATAGGTTTGTTTTAGCGATTGTAAATTTTTAAAATCTGAATCCTTCATCATCTTCGATATTTTCAGTTGGTTTTGTTGGTGGAAAAGCATCATTGAGATTTCCCAACGGAATCGGATTTTGATAATCGAAATCAGTTTCTATCGGGAAAAACTTCTGATAATCTCCACGGAATTTCATTCTCTCTGTGAAAACCGAACCACCTCGGAACTTCTCCACCATTAGCTCGACTTGTCCTTTCGTGTCTGTTTCTGCACCTTCCGGATCGTTATCCCATCTTTCGATTTTGTAATATTCAGGTCGGAAGAGAAAACCAACCACATCCGCATCCTGCTCGATGGCTCCCGATTCTCTCAGGTCGGAAAGCATTGGTCTTTTTCCTGGTCTTTGCTCCACGCTACGAGAAAGTTGAGAAAGTGCGACAATTGGCACATCCAACTCCTGAGCGAGCTGTTTCATTTTTCTGGAAATGGTGGAAATTATCTGCTCTCTGTTTTTGCCTTTGTCAAGTCCTGAGACTTCGGTAAGCTGGATGTAATCCCAGATAATCATTTTCAAACCTTTTTCTTTTTTCAACAGACGAAGCTTCGCCATTGTGCGGTAAAGGTCAAATCCAACACTTTTCCCTTCGATGATGAAAAGCGGTAGATTTTCGAACGTTCTACATTCAGAAATTCTTTGCCAATCGTAATCTGTCAGATTCCTATCTCTGAATTTGTTTCCGTTGATCTCCAGTTCATTCGCCATCTGTCGCTCCTGAAGTTCCAAGGCACTCATTTCGAAACTTACGAATGCAACTGGACTCCCCTGCTTTGCTATTCCTAGAGCTTCATCCAAGACGAAAGCGGTTTTCCCCATTGCCGGTCTTGCTCCAATCACAACCAAAGAACCATTTCGCCATCCGTTCATCCGCAATTGAATATCTCGGTTTTTACACGGAACGCCTGGAATGATTTTTTCTTTCTGCTGTTCCACTACCTGAACAAAAAGCTGTTGAGCTGTTGCGGTTTCCTGTTGTGATGCAATTTCTTCCTCAATCTCGTGAACGGAGTTCTGCAGTTTTGCAAACAGATCGAACATATCCGTTGTTTCAGAATAAGCTTCCTCAATCATTTTTCCAGAAATGTTGATAATCTTTCGAAGTAGATATTTTTCCAGAACTGTAATGCAATGAAATTCCAGATGCGCTGATGAACTTACTCCCATTGACAAATCGATGATGAAGCGGTCTCCTCCCGCAAGATTGAGCTTTTCCGTTCGTTTCAGTTCTTGGATGACGGTCATCAGGTCAATCGGAGAATCTTTTTCCTTGATGCGTTTTATCGCGGTAAATATCTCCCGATGTCTCGGATCGTAGAAAACATCTTCGTTTTTCCCGAATCGCTTAATGACCATATCGTAAGCTTTCAGGTCCACAAGCAGAGTTCCGATGATTATCTTTTCAAAATCAACTGCATTCGGTGGCATTTTGCCGTCTGAGATTGACAATTCCCTTGTGAAATCCTTTGGTGTTTCGTTCTGTTTTTTAGCTGACTCTTGCATTTTGGAATTTTTTATTTGATTCTATCCATTTTCGTAATCTCGTCTTTGTGTCCCAAGCTTTGTAGCTTTGGAAAAGCATTTCATTCTCCGGTGTTGGCTGGCTGTAGTGGTTGAAAAAGTCCTGCTTGGTTTCTTTGGCAACGTTTCCGGCAATAGCGGTAATTTCATTGAAAAACTCCTGCTTAGTCCAGTTTCGGAAGCTTTCTATCGGTATTTTAGGAAATTTATTGAGCCAGAATTCGAAGTTTTTAGCCATATCGTTGGTGCTTACCCATTTGTCATCATCTCCCCAGCTTACTTTTTTCTCTACGAACTCATCAATTTTTTTATCAAGATCAGTTTCTGAAAGCTTATGAGCCATTCTGAGCCTGTCCATCTGAATTTGCTTTTCAGTTTTCAGGAAATTTTTGAATTCTGAAATTTTTTGATTTTCAACCGCAACATCTTCTACTACGGATTGTATATTTGTATACTTGTATATTTGTTTATCTATACTATCAATGCTTTGTACTGTGCTTTCACTTTGCTTTGTACCGTGCTTTATCAATGCTTTGTCAAGTGCTTTGTCAAGTGCTTTGTCAAAATTTGATAGGGCGATAATGTTGGCAGAGTATTGATTTTTTGATTTTTCAATCATTTTTATAAACCCATACTTTACCAAATCGTTAAGTGCGGAAATGAAAGTATTGTATGATTTTACACCTATCGCATCCATTACCATACTTGTAGGAAATCCAAATTTTTCCTTCCATCCGAGACGGTTACAATGTTCTATCGCAAAGAAGTACATTGCGCTATGTATAGGCTTTATTTTGTCCGGATTTTCGAAAGACCAATCCCAAAAATTCCTAGATAGTTCAAATACATTCATTATTCCAAATCTTTAATATTACAAGGGAATCTCACCCCTTTTTTATTTTCGTAAATCACTGCGTTTCCGCTTACTGATATGATGGTCACACTTTCGCCTTTTCGCCCCCAGAAGTCCTTTGTTTTCGCTGAACCTTTGATGTCTTTGTTGAGAGTTTTTGTGGTGCCTATCATAAATTCAATTCTCGTTTGATGTGTTCATAATTTCGCCAATTGGCAGAAAATCCTTTCGGTGTTTTGCCTTCGAAATCCAAAATGTTGAACTGCAATTCTATCTGGTCTTTTCCGTGCATTCTACCGCAGATGTAAACCTCATACTGGTCGTGCGAGAATACCGCAATTGACCGATATTGCTCTTTTGGCTTCAAATCTTCATTGATTAATTGCAGAAGCTGATTGGCGTTTTGCAACTGGATTTCTGAGAAGAGATTCATTAGAATAATTCCAGCTTAGCAGTTAATAATTCCTCAGGAGCAAATAATGATTGATTGTTTGCTACGTGGTTTTTTATTCTTTTTATAGAATCGTTGTAATAATCTCCATCAAGCTCGCAGGCGGTCAATTCAAAGCCAAAATCAAAACAAGCTATTGCTAAACTTGCAGAACCGCTATGAGTATCAAGAATTTTATATCCTTCCTTAGCGAATTCTTTCAAATAGTACTTGCATACTGGAACAGGCGTTTGTGTTGGGTGAATTCTTTCTTCATTTAGCTTTTTATTACCTCGTTGAACTAATGCTTTTTTTAATTCTTTTCCGCAATATTCACCTTGCATCATTCCAGCCCACATATAATAAAAAACATCTGTTCTTTCTGAAAAAGAAGTCCATATTAATTCTGAATCAAATTGATCAGAAGTTCCATTTAGTTTTACCCAAGTCAAGTAACCGCCAGGTAAGCCATAATAATTTCCACCTTTGATAATTTGATTTTTTGAAACCCTAAATAATTCAGTAAAATATTCAGGCGATGACATTTGAAAATCCCAATCTTTCCCAATATAATTTGGAGCCTTAACGGATAAGGTTTTTCCATTTTTTTGCTTAACAATATTTGGTTTTACAGATGGCTTGCTTGCTCCTATGCAGAATTCTAAATCAACAATTGCCAAATCAAAATACTTATCAGGATAACGAGCCATAAGCTCCATATTATCTTCGTTCGTGATTGTTATTTTGTCAGTGATTTTCATCCCTAAAAAGGTGTTTCTGTTAAATTAATTTCCATCCCTTTGTCAGCGACAAACGTTGTCTTTCCAAAGGCTTTTTCTATGTCATTTTTAAACTCCCGCGCGTTGCTGTTGCCATCGGAGAGATGTATCAAAATGATGTTTCTCGTTTTGCTCAGATCGTTTGCCGTCAATGCTTCTTTGCAGGTCGCAAAACTCATATGTGATTCCAGAAGTCTATTTCTGCGTTTCGGATCAATATTGCTACGGTCAAGGATGTCTTTTCTGTAATTGCATTCTATCATCCAATGATTGATATTTGGAAAAAGAAAAGGCAGATAATAAGTATCTGTAGCAAAGACCAGATTTCCGATTTCCGGATGCGAGATGTAAAACCCGATTGGTTCCTTGCAATCGTGCTTTAAATCGAAGGGAATCACAGTAAATCTTCCGATCTTTGTCGCAACTCCAGATTTCAAAATATCAAGACTTTTGATTCCTAAGGCTTCAAAAGTTCCGGCGGAAGCATACACCGGAATTCTTTTGTTGATTACATCGTTCACAAACTTGCAATGATCGCCGTGCTCGTGCGAAATAACCGCTCCGACCACTTTATTAAGATTGAATCCCAATCCTTTCTGCACTTCGGAAAATCTGATTCCACATTCCAGAATCAATGCTTCTGTTTCGTTCTGGATAATGTAGCAGTTCCCTGCGCTGTTGCTTCCAAGTATTGTGAGTTTCATTGCTCTTATTAAAATCCAGGTTGTTCACTCACTTTTTTATCATCCTTCGGGAATGCTATTTCTGCGGAAGCTGTCGGGATTTTATCAGCAGATTGTTCTTGGATTGTATCAGCAGGAGTTTCTTCATCAGATGGCACTTCAAAAGTTGTTTTATTAGCTTCCGATTTGATTTCGTCTGCAACTTTTTGTTCAACAGGAATTGCTTCTACATCAATTGTATGAATATCCTGAGCTTCTTCTACTGTTTGCATACCCATTGAAATTTCAGGCGCATAGGATCTTGACCAGAAAGCGGCCGCACGATACATCAACATTTGTTTTTCCATCGTTTTCCACTTGCTTCCAGCTTTTGTGTACCAACCTTCTTTGATAGCTAATTCAATATCAATTGGAGAAGATTCTAATACTTCATCACTGCCTTTCGTGTTCGCATAAGCTACACACTCGATATTGTCGATTTTGGAACCATCAAAAGTTTTATTGACTGCCGATTTTCTTCCACTAATCCATTCATAATCAACATAGTCAACTTTTCCAAGTTTTCCCTTGTTTGTAAATTTGAATTTTAATGGTTCAAATCTTCCGCAAGTGTTAATTGTAGCGATAAGAAAAGTAGATGACCACGATGGTTTTCCATAGATTACAATCATATGTTGCATTACCATTAATGGACTTGCGCCAATACGCTGTGACATTTCCAATGCAATAATGCAATTTGCCATTGCTTTTTCGATTGGATTTTTCTCTGATACTTTGTACATATCAGGTACTAGATCAGACATTGCAAGCATTTTAGCGCCTCTTTGGATAGCTTCTAATTGATCCTTATCAAAGAAATTAAGTGTAAAATTTTGCTGTATTGTTTGTAATTCAGTATTCATTTTTTTAAATATTTGAGGGTTAATTTTTGAGTTTAGTTTTCTTCAACTTTACTAATTTGAAAGCCGTGGCATTTTCAATGTTGATTCGTTTTCTGAATTTTTTCATTGAAATATTAGATGAAAAGTTCTTTAATTCTTGACCATCCAAATTTTCCTTCCAAAAGGGATAATGCTTTATCTAAAGAATATTCTGTTTCTGATAAATTATTTTCTTCCAGAAAGTTTTCACACCCAGCCTTACAAGCTCCAGTTAATAATCTGAATTGACTAACAGACATTTTTTGAGATTTTTTAATCTCTTTTACAATTTCATCAGATTTGAAATTTTCTTGAAGAAATTTAAAATTCACATCATCAATCGATTGCCTTAAAGTATCTCCGTGAGCGAAGAATTGACCTTTAGAAGCAACAAAACATTTTCTTTTAGAATTGAAAAAACTACCTTCAAATATTTCAAATTCATCAACATTCTTTTTGGATCTTACAATTGTTGCAATGCCGTCAATCATTCTAATTTTATGATTAGCTTGAATAATTTCAACATTGTTTTCAAACGCCCCTGATCCGATATGAGTAACAGAGTTTGGAATCTCTACCGATGTCAATTGATTGTAGCGAAACGCCCCTGATCCGATATGAGTAACAGAGTTTGGAATCTCTACCGATGTCAATTGATTGTTTT